TCGTAGTATCTTAGCTTAGAAGACGAAGAAGAGCGTTCTAGACGAATGCCCCTCGTATTGAGGGGCGTTTCTGTTTTGAGGGGGAGAAAGTGAGCTTTCAGAATATGCTCGAACGCGGCCTCGGATCTGCTACACGAGGCGTCGAAAGACCAGACACCATCACAGCTGTGATAGAGAACGCAGGCGCGACTGTCAACCGCCCTCGATACTCAGCCGACCTTATTCCCGCATACCGTGTAGGCACGTGGGCGAATGCTGCAATCAAAGCCATCGCCCGGGCTTGTGGGCGTGTTCCTATCATCGCTGTCAGTATGCCGAACAAGCGGCCGAAGATAGCAACGGTTCAGGACTTCAAGTCGATGCACGGCATCCCCAACTATGCAGAGGCTTTCGAGGAATGGGTGAAGTTTGAAGGTGGCAAGATCCTCGACGGTGGACACAAGATGGTTGACCTGCTCAACAATCCGAACGATGACGCCGAACTCACGCGATACGATTTGATCTTCGCCACCTCTGCCTACATCGACCTGGACGGCAATGCCTACTGGGAGAAAGTGTTCGCGTCAGAGCGTGAGAAAGAAGTCACGTCTATTTGGCCGAAGATCGACCCACGGCAGATGCTCCCCATCCCCGGTGAGAAGCTAATCGACGGCTGGGTATTCTACGGCGGCGGGCGTGTCGTCTATCTCAAGAAGAATCACATCATCCACTTCGAGGAGTTCAATCCTGAGAATCCTTGGTTCGGGCTGGGCGCTACAAAGGTGCTGAGGTCCGTCCTGATTGGTGACGTTCGTGCGCAGGATTACAACCGCATGTTCTTCGAGCATCAAGCGGAGCCCTTGGGTTTGCTCAAGACTGACAAGGTAGTGACTGATACCGTTGCCAAGAAAATCAAGCGCCGATGGGACGAAAGCCATCAAGGGACGGGCAGAGCTTTCCAGACTGCCGTACTCGGGAGTGGCTTCGAGTATCAAAGGACAGGGCTCTCGCACAGTGAGATGGCATTTGAACAGCTTCGCAAGATGAACCGCGAAGAGATCCTCGCCGTGTACGGTGTGCCCCCTATCATGATTGCACAAGCACGCGATCAGGGATTGAATCGCGCAGTCGCACAGATCCAAGAGGAGATCTTCTACGAGAATACCGTCCTGCCTCGCCTTCAGTTGCTCCAATCGAAGATCAACTACGGGCTGATGAAGGACGATCCGAAAGTGATGCTGATGTTCGATCTCTCCACCATCGAAGCTCTACAGGAAGACATGGAGCGCAAGGCGCGGGTAGCGCGATTCCTGAAAGAGCAACCACTCACAATGAACGAGCGGCGAGAGTTCCTGAACATGCCTGAAGCGACTGGAGAGCTTGTCAATTCCATCCTAATGACTGGACCGGCTGAAGTAGCCGGCACGGTTCTCTCCTCAACAAGGGCGCGCGGTAGGAGTCGGCGATACGGCAAGGACGTTCCACTTGCCGGTGATCCTGCCGCGTATCTCCCTGATGCTCATGCGTCGTTGGTAGATCAACGCGCAGTGCATACGAACAACATCCCCGACTTGATGAAAGAGGGTGGAGAGCGTGCCAGAGGATTATCTTTGGAGATCGGGTTTGAAGTGCCCGAGGAGTGGATTGGCCGGTACAACTTCCAGCGGTCAATAGATTCCTATGTGAATGAACGCCTTGGGCATAACGTCGGGAGAGGAATTGTCAACAGCATCGACACAGAGACACGGAAGCTAATCTCCAACACCATCAGCTCGGGAATGAGAGAGGGTGAAGGGGTCGAGGCCATCGCTCGAAGGCTTCGGGGTCAGTTCGACGATATGAGCATTTCACGCAGCCGAACGATCGCACAGACTGAGATCCACGGCGCGGTTGAGACAGGCCAGTTCGATCTCTACAAAGGCGTAGGCGTGCCGAAGAAGCGATGGCTGGCACATCCTGGACAGCTCAACCCCCGAGACTGGCACATCGAAACCGACGCTAAGTACGTGGACGGAATCCCGATGGAGTCATTCTTCATCATGTCCGTCACGGGTAACGCTATGAATCATCCTGGCGACGGCGCGGGGTTGGCTGTCGAAGTCATCAACTGTCATTGCGATCTCGTTCCGATGAACGACGAAGGCAAGGCAGCGAGCTACACGCTAAAGAGTTTCACGGATTGGGAACAGGCTCTGCTTGAAGAAGGTGCAGGGGCGCGATATATGGCGGCACTGGTGGCCTTCTTCCAGCGCGAGAAGAAAAGGTATCTCGATCATTTCTACACGCTCGCGGGAGCGGAGGAGGAGTCATGAAAAGAAATCGATTGGGTCCAGTACTTGCAACGCTGCTTATCTTGGGTGTGTTCGCATTCCTATTTGCTGGTAGCGCGCAGGCTGCGCTGGACAGAACGGATTACGCCGGAGGGCGGTACTTCACGGATTCACACAATACCGTCATCTTCGGAATTGAGAGTACAGGGATTATCGACCTCGTTGGTGGCGCTGTACTAGATAACGCAACCGACGAAGACCGATTGGCGATTGCAGAGACGTACATCGACCTGGCAGGTATTGTCGGGTTTACTGGTGCCATAACGATCACGGGCAATCTCTCGGTAGATGGAACTCTGATTATCTTGGATGGCAGTACATCAGTCCGCGGCATTAGTGCGGGGTTCGTAAGCCTTGAATCGCCTGCGAATCGATTCGGATCAGACGCGGCTGTATACATGTCGATTGCTACCACAGCGACGACAGGTATCACAGCAATCACTCACACCGGCTCTGCTCCTGTAGTTACCTGGACAGCGGACGGATTCGACTTTGCAGGCCCGATTGCCCTTGATGCGATCACGGCTGTTGGCAACCTCTCGGTAGATGGCACGACTGCACTCGTTGATGGGAGTACGTCTACCCGTGAGGTCAGTGCCGGATTCACGAGTCACGAGTCGCCGGCAAACCGTATGGGTTTGAACGCCACTGAGTACATGCAGATCGCCACTACGGTGACAACTGGTATCACTGCGATTACACATACTGGTAGTGCACCTGCGGTTACATGGACGGCTGACTCATTGGATTTGGTTGCTCCTCTTACTCTCAGCAGCGTTTCTACTATTGGCCTTGAGATCTCAGGCGCAAATACTACTCACGCCATCAGCATCTCTGCAGCACAGGTAGGCTCTGGCCTCCACATTGGAGACACGTGGAAGCTAGGAATGTCTGATGGTGCTATCAATATCGGCGGCGATGCTACTATCGCATTCGGATCTGTCGCAGACAGCGTTATAGTCAAGCGCGTTGATGTATCAGCTCAGATGAGTGTGGTAGATAAGTACGTTATGGGTACATATCAGACTTTAGGCACATCGGGTGCTGGTCCTGGGACATCTATTCAGCATGGCATCTGGATGGGCGACTATACCAAGCTGACGATCGCGCATGATACTACTGATGCCTATGCAACTCGTGGACGAACATTAATTTCAGACACGATTGAAGGGAATCAGTTCATCGGCGTAATGGGTCAGTTTGAAGTAACTGGAGCAGCGACACTCGACGCCACGGGCGGCGGGTATGGTGTCTACGGTAGCATCACATCGTCTGGTAGCGGAACTTCCAACAGGAATGTAGCTGCTGGCTACTTCACGATGCGACCAAATACCATTGACCTTGCAGGAGACCAGTATGCTGTCGTAGCGGACATGGGCGGCTCTGGATACTGCGATTACGGATTCGGTGCGAATGTAGGGAACAACAATACGGCAGCAGCTATTCGAGTTCAGACTACCGATTCGGCTGTCCTTCCTATTGGTCTACTGTTCACTGCAACGTCTGGATCGATTACTAGAGAAGTTCAAGGCCAGAATGGAGAGACGTTAGACAACGCAACTGATGGATTCTGGAACGCTCAAGCTCCTATCACGAGCTACGCTCAGTCTACGGTGTTGAATGATCGGCACCGAGTCACCGTCGCTGAGATCAACGCAGGGCATGAGCTGTTGCCTGCAATCACAGGACGGGCCTATCGTATTGTGTCTGTCACTGCGATTGCCTATGGCGGCGCAGTTGGAACAACGACAACGGTAGATATCCTTGGAACGCAAGCGGCAGGGTCCGTGAAGCTCGTGGCATATGCTCAGGCGAGTCTGACACAATCAACAGTTCTTAATGCTGGAGATGCTGGCGCGGCGGTCCTAGCTGATGGGGCTTCGTTCGCTGTATGCGATGCGGCTACCGCGATTACCATTAGCAAGACTGGCGGCGATGCTGATACGGCTACTGGCATAGACGTCATCATCACGTACGTCATCGAATAGTGAACTCCGAGAGGGGCTTCGGCCCCTCCTTGGAGTGGGAGTGAATATGCCCAAGAAGACAGAAGCACCGAAAGAGACAGAAGCACCGAAGGCTAAGACTTGCAGGATGTGTACTGCGGTCAATAAGCCGGGAGCGAAAGTATGCAGGATGTGCGGGGCGAAACTGTGACATGAAACGAATATGCCCGAAGTGTCAGACGGTAGTCGCCGCTCACGTCACGCGTTGCCCTCAGTGTGGCCGGCGCATGGAGCGTAAGGGAAAGAAGATCGTAACGAAGGGGGGAAGATGAAGCCGATGGGCGTGACCGAAGTTCAGATCGTAGGCGAGAGCAAGCATTTGGTCTTGTCTCGTGAGGCGCTTGAGCATGCGCTGAAAGAGGGAACGGTGGAAGCCCTCTACAAGTTTGGAGTCTACGAACGCGAAGCCGCTCTTCAGGGTGGTAAGCGAATCGAATTCACTGGCGACTTCTTGCATCCAGGGCGCCCGACCGCTCAGTCTGTGATCTCGTCTGCTGAGGTAGATCGTGATGGTGACGTAATTGAGTCTGGCGGCATGATCGTGACTGAGAACTTCATGAAGAATCCCGTAGTCCTTCCTAGCCACATGCACTCATTCCCTGTTGGATTCGATCAGGCGATCGTCTCTACTGACTCGCGTGTGTGGGCAAAGTGGGAATGGACTTCTGACCTACCCGATACGCAAGGCGCTGTCTATCAACGACTGTGGGAAGCGCATGCCCTCAACTGTACGTCGATCGGATTCATCATCAACGAATGGAGCTCGCCTGACGACATCCCTGGATGGAAGTTCATCGAGTGGGAAATTCTCGAACATAGCCCGGTTGTCATTCCTGCGAATCGTGAGGCAATGCGAACGGATGGCATCAAGTCATTCTTGAAAGGTTATGCCGAGGTCGTGATGGAAGGCCCGTCGCCATTGGTCAAGGAAATGATTGAGAAGAATCGAGATCTATTCCTCCCGAAACAAGTGGCTATCGGTGGAGATGGTGAAGCTGGCTCGTTCGACATCCGATCCCTTGCCGCACCGGATCAATCAGTGGCGATCAAGGAGGTTCCTGTGGAAAACGAAGAATCTACGTCAATCGGAAAGGCTGAAGTTACCCTTTCTATCGAAGTGAAGACCCCTGACGTGGAAAACGTCGAACCGGTCGAAAACGATGCCGACATTCAGGCCTCTGTGCCAGCTGAAGACGAACAGCCTGCCAAGGATACGGACGCTGAGGAAACCACCGTAGAGTCGCTCAGAGCGGCGCTGGCGTGTTCCTTAGGCGCGAGAGGGCAAGACGCCTCTGAAGAGGCCTATAAACTCGCTGCCGATGCACTTTCGAAGCTCGAAGAGGGAGATATTCCCGAATGGAAAGATTACTCACCTGAAGAACTGTTCATTCTGTTCCCCGAACAGTATGCAGAACTGATGGTGAATGAAGATTGGACGGAAAACCTCGAGCACCTGTGTTCGGCGTGGTCTGCGGGAACCCTGAGCAAAAGGGAGTTCACGTTCCTGGTGCGCTTGCTCATCACCTCCAGCATGGAAGCCGTGCAACAACAGGCCGAGGAATTGGAAGACGTGGTGTCGATTCTGGCATCACACATTGTAGTTCACCAATAGGAGGTGACCTGTTATGGACAAAACCTTAACAGATGAGCAGCGCAAAAAGTTAGTTGATGCCGCGCTCAAAAAGGTCAAGGAGGGTGACAAAGCGCCTGACACCATCGAGGTTGAAGGTGTCACGTACCAGCTCTCTGTGAAAGATCCAACGAAGATTGAGACGGTCGATGATTCCAAAGCGACGGAAACGGATGCCGATAAAGGCGCGTTCCGCACAGCCTCGGCCATTCGTCCGCAGGGTATCCAGCGAGACGATGTCAAGAACTTCAAGTTCGCCAAAGCGCTTCAGGCGTGTTGGCGAAGGAACTGGAGAGATGCAGGTTTCGAGAAAGAGGTGCTTGTCGAGACGAAAGCCCTTAATACCGAAGACGACTCTGCGGGTGGTTTCCTCGTTCAAGATATCCTTTCGCCTGAGCTGATTCCTCAGTTGTACGCGAATACGGTTGTGAGGAATCTTGGGGCCACGGTTTACCAGATGGATAATGGCGAGAAGCTAGGGATCACTCGCATGCTATCTGGGGCGACCGCGTACTGGCTTGATCAGTCCACGGACAAGACGGAAAGTGAACCAACCTTCCAGATGATCTATCTCGATCTACGCGAGTGCATTGGGCTTGTGCCAGTTCACGAACGGCTGATCAAGTTTGCTAAGCCTTCCATTGAGACCATCGTTCGACAAGATCTGATGAAGCAGTTGGCTCTTGCCGAAGACCTCGCCTTCTTACAGGGAACGGGTGGCGTGCAGCCGCTTGGTTTGCTGTCTCAGGCAGGCGTGACGAACAACACGACTCTGATGGGCACAGACGGGCGAGCGCCTATCTGGACGGACTTCACCCAGATGATGTATCAGATCGAACTCAACGATGGTACGTATACCGGTTTCGCCATGCACCCTCGAACGCGCAATACGGTTCGAACGCTGACGGACGGTAACGGTCGGCCGCTGTACTTCGATGGCTCGATTCAGGGCGGTATTCCTGGCAAGCCGATCTTTGGGAATGATGTTGAAGTCTCCTCGAAGATTTCTATCGCGCAAACTCAGGGCGGTAGCTCTGATGCTTCGTACATGATCCTTGGGAACTGGCCTGCATATGCAATCGGTGAAGCTGGGGCGATTGAGATTCGCGTGTCGGAGCATGAGAAGTTTAGCTCTGACCAGATGCTCATTCGTGCGGTCCATTACGTTGACGGCATTCCGAAACAGCCGGAAGAGTTCTACATCGTTTCCGGCGTGACTACCTAGGAGGTAACAATGAGACGAAACTTTGACGATTTCGCACATGATGGAATCTTGCTTCCTGCGCAGACGATTGCGGGTAGCGGATCGGAAGTCAATGGAACCGGTGTGGATATGAAACGCTGTCGTACTGGCGTTGTTCTGTTCACGCTTGGAGCCATTGACGCGGCAACTGATGTCTCGGTTATGGTGCAGAAGTCTGATGACAACTCAACGTGGGAGGATGCAATCGATTCCGCGTTGGCGTTTGATCAAGACTCTGCAAATGTGACCGTGACTCAAGAGGTCATCAACATGGAGCGGTATTGGAGAATTCAGTACACCGTTACCAACGCAAAGGACTGTTTGATGGGTTGCGCCGGTGTCGGTTGGGATTCCCCAAGCCTTCCAGTTAGCTAGGAGGATTAGATGAGTCTTGCTACAGGGTGGCCAGCAGCAACGGAAGTTGCTCTTAGAGCGAAGATCGCACTGACCGAAAGCAAAACGTCTTACGGTCTAGATGTTGACGAATTGCTCCAGGATGCCTATGCACACATGGCAGAACATTGTGGAAGGCAACGCACCCTTGGCTTTGATTCATCTGACATTGAAAACGAACTACATGAAGCGGGTGAGCGTATCTTCTTACGTCACCCGCCGATTGTATCTGTTGACGAAGTGCTGTGGGGTGAATCAGAACTCACAGTCAACGAAGGCTACTGGCTTGAAGACGATCATATCTACATACCACTGAGGTCATACGCTCTCGAACGCACGCACCCGTTCCCGCGAATACCTCAGCATGTCGACATCACCTACACAGGCGGGTACTCGGATGGTGGAGAGGATGATGATATTGCTATTCCTCGACCGCTGAAAGAGTGCTTGATTGAGATCGCCGTCATCTGGCTACTGAAGATTGACGAGCGATACCGGCTGAATCGGAACGCACAGAAGACTTCGATTGGCAAGTACAGCGCGAGCTTCTTGCCGCAGATCGATGAGCTTGCGGAAGTTGAGAGGCGTCTCAGAACCTGGCTAGTTGGGATGTGAAATGATTGGACTCAATGAAACGGTTGATAACTATCGTCCGACATGGGCTGAGAGTGATGAGGGTGAGGATGTTCTTACCCTTCCAGGCACGGCGACCGCATCCGACTTGGAGTGTCGCGTCGTCACTGTCTCGCTCGCAGATAAGGCCCACATGGAAGCTATCGGCCTCCACTACGGCGAAGAGAAAGCGTATGTCTTCTTATTCGATGACGGAACTGATGTCGTGGTCGACGATCATCTCTTGTACGGGAGCGAATACTACCGCGTTCTAACAGCAGAGGATCCCGACAAGATGGGCCATCACCTTGAGGTGTTGGGCGTTCATGTTCAAGGAGTGACGGCATGAGACCTGGAACGTATTGGAATCCTGCTCCTTTCAAGGCTCAGGTACAGAACAATGCGATGGTCCGTATGCGCCGTGCGATGACGATCTTGGTTGCTTATGCCAAAGTAGAGATTCAAGAGCTTGGCACGGGTGTTCATTCTAAGCCTGGAGAATTTCCGGCGAGTCAATCGAACTTGTTGAGAACGAATATCACGATGGATTTCGACATCGGGCCTACTTCGGTGACCGGATATTTCGGAGTGATCCCAACGAGTGGAGATGAGGACGCTAAAGGACTTATGTACGCACTCTACCTTGAGACAGGAACTACAACTGAAGACGGCGATGTGATTATGCAGCCGCGTCCGTGGTTGACGCTAACGCTTGACGCAAAGATGGAAGAGGTCAAGAAGATCCTGGGGGCGGTATGACCACATCCGGATACCTGAGCGTGACGAGGAAAGCGATCAAGGAATACCTCGAAAGCGAAGCGGCGGTGACGGCTATCACGGCACGTATCAAGTCAGGGCGTGCGCGAAAGCCAACGTTGCCGTTCATCGGTTTATCCATACTCCCCTCTGTTGATCAACACGGCATTGGCTTCCACGGTCCTATCGGTCGCTTGGTTAGAGTTCAGCTTGATGCAATAGCGAAGACTCAAGGCGGCGCTGAGGATTTGATGGACGCAATCATGACAGTAATGGACGGCGCGATTCTCACCATCACAGGATGGGGAACGCCGCGCTTTGAAGGTTACTACGGCCCAATCTCACTCGAATTAGTAGACAAGGATGTCCGCCACTGGACGTGTATCAAACGGTGGAAGGCATTGTACTCAGGACAACAAGTTACATAGGAGGTGACTCATGGGCGCAACTGTTACGCCAAAACAGGGTTACTTAGCAGTTTTGACCTACGGCGGGGATAACATCCACGTCTTGAATGATATTGATGTCGGAGGGCTTGAGATGCAGCTAGACAACATCTCCGCCCTTGGTGATACGATTGTCCCTCATCAGTCGTTTGCTCCCGGTACGATGGATCGCGGCGGGGTGAAGATTCCTTGCAACGTGGTCTATGACGCGGCGAACGATGGCGTGACGGAAATCTTGGTACACAAGATTGCTCAGACAACCGACACGCTCATCTTGCTCGATGCGCTGGCAGGAACGACTTTGCTTTCGGGTACTGCGTTTGCCAACTATCGGTTCAAGACAGGCATCGAAGGCCAGCAGAATCTTGATGTTGTGTTCACTTACACTGGCGCACTGACCGGTTCTCTCGTAGCGTAGGAGGTGTGATATGGGCGCGACTGTCACACCTGCGCAGGGTTATCTTGCTGGGATCTTTCGCACGCCGGATACATTGGTGGGCGCTGCAAGGCGCGAGCAGTTGATGCTCAACCCTGGCATCGATGTAGAGGCTTTGACGAGTTGGACTGATGATACAGCAGGAACAGCGGCAGTAACGGCAACAGCGGCTAAGGGTTGGATGGAACGATCCTGGGGTGTTGTTATGGCCGATGCTGGCGACGGGCTTTGTGGCATCTCTCAGATCGTCACACTGGATACTCCGATCACTGAGTCTCAGGCTTTGAGCTTTCGTATCCATGCAAGCGTATGGGCGAAGTTTGAGCTGACATCCAAGACGGCTACACTGAAGATTAGTGGAACCTCTACGGGGTCAATCGATACCATAAACGCTACTCCTACAGCAGCCGGGGCGGACTATTCTGTTGACGATGTTCTAACTGTCTCAACAGGCTCCGGAGACGCGACCGTGAAGGTCACTGCTGAAACACTCGGGGCGGTCGATACGGTCGAGGTAGTGTCTGATGGCACAGCCTCTTACACGGTTGCTGCTGGTCAGGCAACGACTTCTGTGGGCGCTGGGACGGGCTGCACGATTGAGGTCACTGCTATTCAGGACAACATTCTTGGCAGTGCTACTGTTACGCTGGTATCTGAGCAAGCGTTCTACGGGGATACCGAGTGGGGCTACTTCTCAGTTGGTCTTGATGCACTTCAGTACATGGAGAAGATCACGCTGGAAGTCTACTCAAACGCAGGGTCAGCGCAGGAATGGTACATCGACAACATTCAAGCCTACGTGCTAGATGAGATCGCCGGGGCGTATGGAGATATGGCCTTGGATCAGAACACGCTCCTTGAGAACATATCCACCTATGCCACGATTGGATCACACGGGGAACACGTATTCTATCCCGCATCTGAAGAGCCTGCCGTCTTGGAGGTTCCGTCATTCTATATCGCCACGGAATCATTCGCCGTAGACATGCAGGACGGGGATAGGGTATTCGTGATCTTGTACACAAAGAGAGGAACGATTACCGCTGCCCGCTGGGAGTTCTTTGCATACATCGGAGGTGTAGGGATTGTCGTACCTGGCAAATCCTTCATCAAAGAGAGTGTGAGTCTCCAACTGACGGGCATCGTTGGCTTTGCCGACCGATAGAAGGAGGAGAATATGGGCGGCTCGAATCTGGCTACTACGTATAAGAGGGTGTCGAAAGACACACACAAGAGAGACTTCATCGTTAAGGTGGCGGAAGGGGATCCGATAACGG